ACCTTACACGAGCTCAACCTTTTCGAACACACATCGAGGGCCGAGTCCGTGACCGACTGGTCGTTGGCATTGAACTTCGCCGTACCGGCATAGCCGCAATACGCGCCCCGGTACTGCCAGGCGCACAGGTTCGCGATGATCTGGCGGCGCGGCAGCATCACCTCCTGGAAGTCGAGCGCACTTTTCAGCTCGAACTCAACCACCTCATTCGTTTCGAACGTCTTCTGCTCGATGAACCAGACCTCCAGCGGGAATTCCTGGCTGGGGTCCGCGGTCGGATTGCCACCCGGGAAATTGGAAGCGTCCAGATATTGCCTCAGCGTTACGTGCCGCGTCAGCTTGGCGCCGACCAGGTCGTCCAGCGTGATGCACAGCGCGGAGATCGACCCGTCGACGTTACCGACCGAGAGCTTCGGTGCCGGCTGCTGCCCTTCGCTGGTCTTGGCGAAGCCCTCCGCTTCGATTGGCCAGGGCGTGTAGTCGTTGCCCTGCCAGCGGATCGTACCGGCCTGCTGGTATCCGTGGAACCGCAGGAGGCCGCCGTCGGCAATCGACGTGGCGTCCAGCTCATACAGGGCGACGCGCGCGCCAGGCTCGAGGCCTTGAATGTCGGCAGTGATCATGGCTGGAAGGACTCCTCAAAAGTGGCAGTCAACTGCCATACATCGCCGCCCATGTGCTTTGAATCGTAGGCCGCGCATTTGTAATACCCAGGCACCCCGAGCGGTGGCGTCCAGAAAAACGACTGCCACCCGCCGCGGGCATCGAGGAAGGCTTTGATTGCCGTGATCGTCGCGGCCTGGCCGGTGAACTGCAGCGGCCAGGACTGCGATTTGTTGTTGATGCCGTCGGCCGCCGTCTGCGTGTACCCGTCGCCGAACTGCGCCTTGAGCACGCGGAAAGTACTCGTGCCGCTCGGCTTGGCGTCGTGCCTCCAACTGAAAGTCGTTGTCATCCTCGCCCCATTTTCATATTCCACAACAGGCCGCCCTGACGGCTTTCTCGCATAATCACTTCCTTCGCTTTCGTCGAGATCATGTCCGCCAGCGCCCGGCCAGCGGTGCTCTGGTCGCCACTGGTCGTGCTCGTCGCGCCTCCGGCGGTCACCTGCACATTCGTCTGGATCGTGATCGGGGAGCCGCCTGCGCCGAGCATGTGGTTCGGTGTAATTGCGCCGCTCGATGAGGGCGTGAAGATTTCAGGCCCCTTCTCGCCGACCAGGTACGACAGCCCAGAATTGACCGGCCCGCCGGCGGCGCGGGCGCCGGACACGCCGAACGCCTGCATCAGCGAGGAAGTCCAGTCGCCGCCACTACCACCACTACCGATTGACCCCAGGATGGACGAGGCCACGCCACTCAGCGCCGACTTTGCCTGAATGCGCGCGAAATCAGCGATGATCGATGTCGCGAGGTCTCGGAAGTTCAGCTTGCCAGTGGTGACGAAGTTGGCGAATGCGTCCTCAGCGCTGCGCAGGCCATTCGACAGTGCGTCACCCACCATGCCACCGATGTTTTCCGCCTCTTCGCCGTATTGCTTGAGCGACGCGCGGAGGTTCACATAGGGGTCGCGCGACTTGGCGAAGCCGTCTCGCTCGGCGGCTGATCCGGCCCGGATCGATGCTGCCTGATCGCGGTAGATCTGGGCCAGTGCGCTGCCAGGCTGGATTGCCTCAAGCGCGGCCGCGGCCTCGTCCTTCAGCGACGCGATGTTCTCGACGCGCTGGCGGCGCAGCTCCGCCACTTCATTGCTGCTGAGGCCGATTTCCTCGTTATATTCCCTCTGCGCCTTCAGGTTTTCAGCCAGGCTTGCTCGTTCAGCCTGGGCCGCGACGATGCCCGATGTGTAAAGCTGGCTCGAATCATCTGCCCGCCGGCGCCGCGCCCCATCCAACTCGAGATCGCGCTGCTCCTCACGGTTCCTGCGCTCCGCTTTGTTGATGTCGATCTGGCCCTCGAGGTCAGCCTGCTCTCTCTGGCTGTTGATCTTCGAGCGCACCAGACCCAACTGGTCTTGCAGCAGCTTCTTCTGGCGGTCGAGCGCGCCGATTTCGATCTGAGCCGTCTTGGCGATCGCATCGTCTTCCGAAATCGTGCCGACGGCGCGCTGCGCCTGTAGCCGGGCCAGGGCGCGCTGATCCAGCACGCTTTCGACTTCTGCGCGATTTCGCAGGGCTGTAATGCTGGTTTCAATGCCGGACGTGTAGACGTCATTGTATTTCCGGCGCACCACGGTGAGGCGAGTCTGGATTTCCTCTTCGCTCAGTCCATTTGCCCGACCTTCGGTTTCGGCGGCGCCCAAGTCTCGCTTCAGCTGCTCCTGGCGCGTGAGCAAAATGTTCTGATCGGCCAGCCACCGCTTGCGCAACTCCTCGGCCTTCAGCGATTTCTCTTGAGCCTGGCCAGCGGCTTGCTCGTCTGCCATGCCGCCCTGGAGCACCACCCGACGCGCCTTCAGTTGTTCGATGTCCGCCTTCAGCTTCTGGGAGAAGTAAGAGTTGCCGTCATCGCCGTTAGCCGCGCGCTGCGATAGCCCAAGCTGCTTCGCGGCGATATCGCTGTCGATTTTGCCGATCTCTTCGTTCGGCGTATCCTTCCTGCCGATATCCAGGATGGCATCCCAGCCTTTTTTAGCCCATTCGGTGACGCCCATCCAGCCGCGCTTGAGCGTTCCCAGATTTTCCAGAACCTTCTTGTTTCGCTTTTCAAACTCATCAGCATAGGTGCTCTGCGCCAATGCTGCAGCTTCAGTCTGGCGACCTTCGTCTTGTAGCGCTTTCACTTGCGCATAAGTCGCCGCACTGACGAAGTGATACTTCTCGCCCAGCTTTTGCAGGGACTCTAGAGGGGCGTGGCGGAGATCGGCGAACTCAGCTGCAGTGTCCTGCACCGATTTTCCAAGTACGCGCTCGACTTCTGCCGCTACTCCGGCGAAGCGCTCAAGGTTGGCAGATGAAATCGCGCCTGTGCTGACCAGCGCCTGAAGGGCCTCCGCCGCTGCCCCCTGGGTGCTCCTTGTCATCTCGGAAATGCCGCGGGCGGCATCCATCAGTTGATTGACAGACGTCCCGGCAGCGTTGCCGCTGAGAATAATCGATTCGCCGAAGGCTCTGGCTTCGTGCGCTCCCTCGCTGTATGCATAGGCGAGAGTGCCAACGGCAGCGGCGGAGACGGTGATAGGATTGATCATCCCAACCACAGCGCCACCGAGCGCCTTTGCAGCACCACCAACGCTGCCGAACATGTCGCGCAACTGGCCGCCCTGCTGGAGGAGCACAGTCAGCGGCGCTTGGCCGCCCTGCAGGCTGACGATGATGTCCGTCAACTGTGCTGGCGTCTGGCGCAGTGCCGCATTCAGGGCCGCGGCGGACATCTGCCCGTTCTGCAAGCCCTGGTCCGCGGCGCGCAACTGGTTGATGAACGGCTGCGCCCGGCTCGTGACGCCCATCTGGGCTGCCTGGAGCTCGAGCATTTCGACCCGGGTTTTCCCGATTGCGGCCGCCTGCTGCTCAAGGTTACGAATGAACGAATCTTTGCCGGCTTGCACCTGCTCGGCCTCGCGCTGTGCCTGTGCCGTTGCTTTGGCCGCGGCGGTTACCTGCTCCTGGGCTGTGCGCAGCGTATGCAGCTGCGCAATCAGTGGGTCGGCGGCGGTGGCCAGGCCCATCTGTGCAGCACGGTACCGCAGAGCTTCTTCCGTCGACAGCCCGAACAAGGCGATCTGTTCGCGCAGGCCTGCCAGGAAGGCATCCTTCCCGGCTTGGATGCGCAGGGCCTCGTGCTGCGCGCGCTCGGTCGCACGCGCTGCTTCCGTTACCTGGTCCTGCGCGGCGCGCATGTTCTGCAGCTGGAGAATGAGGGCCGACGATTCTTGAGCGGCGCCGGCCTGCGCGGCGCGGTAGCGCAGCACCTCGTCGGTCGACTTGCCGAAGAGCGCAACCTGCTCGCGCAGACCTGCGACGAACGAATCACGGGTGGCCTGGGCCTGGGCCAACTCGCGCTGCGCTGCGGCCTGGGCCAGAGCCGCTTCGGTCGCCCGCTGCTGCACGGCCTGCTGCGCGGCAAGCGTTTGCGCCGACTGCGACTGCGCGCGCTCCACCGCTCGCAACTGGACGAGGTATGCTTCCAAGGCGGCCGGATCGACGCCCCGCTGGCGGGCCAGCATCTCGTAATAGGCACTCCCGGACTTCCCGCCGGCCTCCATCGCGGCGGTTGTCCGCTGGATGGAGTTGATCAGGCTGCGCTGCGCATCCGCGACTTTTTTTGCTGAGTTGCTCGCGCTTCCACCAATGCCGTCCACTGCCCGGTCGGCCTGCTGGCTGGCACGCTGCACACTTCCGGCCATTGCCCCAGCCTCACGAACGATCTCGTTAAAGCCGGTGCGGGCGCCGGTCGTATTGACCTGGGTTTCTAGTACGACGGCGCGGGTTTCGCTCATTCTTCACTTCCTTCTCTCATGGCGGCCATCGCGGCCAGTTCCATAACGCGCATATCGGATTCAACGTCGTCATACTGATCCGGAGTGAGGCCCAGCCGGTCCATCTTGCGGTACATGACGTTGTAGTCGAGCCCTATGACCCCCATGCCTCCGGCGCGCCACTGCGTCTGGATTTCACAGAGCAGCCGGAAGGACAGCCAGTTTTCCGGCCAAACTTCGACGCACTCACCTTCGAAGTCCTCCGGACACAGGCCGGCGGCGGCCAGTTCCTCTTTCGAGGGCGGCGCGGTGAACAGGGCGCGCGCCGCCTCCGTCAGTTTCCCTGGCGGCCTTCGGTGATCGCGTCGCGGTAGGTGCCGACAATCGCCGGGATTGCGGCCGGGACCTCGCGCACGAGCTGGGCGACAGCCGATTTATCGAAGGGGACGTCGAGATCCCAGCCTTCGACGCAGCCCATGATGTAGCGAACGTTGGTCTCGTTCTGGCTCGCCAGCACCTCAGATTCGGTCAGCTCCGGAACCGGAAGATCGTTCTCGACCAAATTCTTGATCTTGTTCATTTCGGCCTCATGCTCGGCCTTGAGCTCGGCGACGATGCCGTCCGTGAACTCGCCGAACTCGACACGATCGCGGTACTTATAGGTCGCAACGATTTCGCCGGGCGAGCCGTCCACCTGCAGGAATTTCACGGTGCGGCGGAACGAGGTTGGGGGTTTTCCTAGGATGATCTTTGCCATGTTCTTGT